CTTCGGCGCCATCGGGAGGGTTCGCCTCAGCTTCGACAGGGCTTCCTCTACCCATGGCGAAGCGTTCGAACGCTTGCAGGCACTCCCAAAAACTGTTGAGGGTTGGGGCGATCATTTCAGCAACCCCTTGCTTGCAAGCCAGGCGCTTAGTCCCATAATAAGCGCACCGACGAGCCAATAAATTTTTACCATCACCCCCTTGCCAACCGACACCACGCCCTTGCCAATCTCGGCGTAAAAATACTCTTTCATTTTCTCCACCGCACGCTCTGCGGCTTTCTCTGCGATGCCCTCAACTATCTCTGGTGGTATGTAAAAATGTTCGCGCCGCTCATGGCCTTCCCACGTCATCAGGTATCCCTCCACTTCGCGCCGATGATCGCCAACCCTTTCGGGCCTTTGCGATCGAGAGGGACATTATCAATAATCAGATGCCCGGCGCGTAGAATGTCCTCACCAATATTTTCGCCGTTTCCATTATCCCGTAGTTGGGTTAATTTTTCTGCCATAGGCGATGTTGGATCGAGCAGTACTATATTGCCTGCGTATCCTGGCCAAGGGTGTGGCAGCAAATCCATATCAGCGTTTTTCATCACTGGAGTCAATTCGATTTCTTCATACACCGGATTCTTTCTATGTTCGGCAAGTGCTTCATAATATGCGACACGTTGTTTTGGTGTAATATTTTTAACGTCAATATTTGTAAGCTCTGCTGGCAATACTAACTGGCGAATATATTGTTTACCATTATCGTCATACCGATCGGCTGTGGTTTTTGTTGGCCCGTTATATGCCCATGGCGGTGATCCAGCAAGATCATACCCGATGATATCGCCATTACCATCAACCTGCAAATAAATGAAGTCATGACAACGCCCGCCGCCGATATTATAAGGTGCAGATGCATTAATGTAAGCACATTGCATATAATAAGTAATAGTGGTGGCACCACTGGTGTTGTGCGCACGTATTGCTGTTGTATAACCATTCATTACATAGCTATAAAAATCTACCATCATTGGTGTCGAAGCCCATAATGCATTAAAGGACCAGACTCCTCCAGTTAATTCTATATCGATAGTTGCATTCGCTATAAGTATCCCAGTATTCTGTTGAAGATTCGCACTTATACTGTTCCTGACAACCGCATTCTGTGCTATCTTTGCAGTCGTGATATTACTGTTCGCTATTTTTGCAGTTGTGACATTAATATCCGCTATCTTCGCAGTTGTAATGTTGCTATTTGCGATAGCCGCGGTTAGTATTGATGGCGCACCGGCTAACCCCTGCGCCAGAGCGGTGAAATTATCTTGGGTTTGCGTCATCTTGGTGGATGTCAGCACCGACCCATATGCATACGTTAATGATGTCCAGGCCATTATTTATTCCTCATTTTATTAACATAGCAAGCAACTTCTGCCAAGCATTTCGGGCACAGCGATGGGTTATGTATACCATCCAATACTATACCATGCAGCGCCCCCCATCCAGGAAAGCCCGCACCTTCGGCATTTTCTGTATAATCTTTCCCGCATACGTCACACTGTATTAATCGCAAAATCATAATAATAAATCCGTCCCATCGAGTATTGATGTGTCCAACAGAAATGGATCCGCTATTTGTGATCCATCTATTTTATTAATTATCATGCCATCATCCATGTTAATTTGTTTTTCCATTATGCGCCAACCAGCCCCTATCCCTAACATCGAATCTTGCACGAGCAATGTCTCACCAATGAGCATCGGCAATGATGTTAATGGTGTTTTAACTTGCACCCGTTCATAGGGTTGACCGCTTGTGAACATAATACGCTGCGCCATGTTCAGCGCATGTACGGAAGTGACGTACCAGACAGTCGCATCCTTGAGGATGTCTTCGTGTAGCCCATAACTATTGATCGATGCGGCAGATTGATCAAACGGTGTAATGGTCCAATAATTGCTTGCCGGAGCATACGCGGCATTTACATATTGCCGGTTAACAATATCAGCATCATCCATACTCAACGTCAGATCGATAATCGATGTGTTATCTAGCGATGTAATATTTGTATTCACATTCGTAAATCGATAAAATGCCAGCTTGCCCTGGCTCATGAATATCGCACTATTGGTCATCCGTCCAACACTCCGCAATCCCTCTATAACTGGCTTGCCCTCAAACCGTGCCTGCATATAAACAGTATCCGCGCTAAATACAGCGGCCCAGGCTAAGAAACTCGCATGATCGATATCCGGGTTCGTGGGGCCGGATGTTGCTGAGAACCCCCCGTAGCTTGTACACAACCACCAGGCGATATGCGACGGGAGCTGGGTTGCTCCACTCCATATTACCGGCGCGGCGGATTTACCAATAGTCCGTTGCGTGAGTTGTCGTAATCTATCGATCAAAGATATCTGGCATTCACCTTTAGCGTAACCGACTTTATCGACAGTGCCTGCAAATAATGTTGTAAGTTCATCACCAGATGTCGGATGCGTGAAACCAAATTTCAGCGTGCAGGAGCTAGTAAGAGTGGTCTTATTGTCGATAAAAAAATTAAACGCACCATCTTCATTAGCTGCGCCTATCGTAACTGTTTGAGGTCGCAGATCGTTCCACCCAGCGGATATTGTCGGCCATCGTGTAACTCGAGAGCTATAATCGCTAGCGTTGATTGTGAATTTGCGGACTATTGTTGGGACAAGCGCGGCACATTGGTCAACGAACCAGCTTGTAACCGATAACGGCATCAGTACGTCCCCAGTGTAATGTCACCCGCGTATAATGTCGTATATGGTTGCACATATTTACCGACCGGCAGTGACGTATTCAGGATCATCACGGAGTTTGTAATAGTCGGGCGCAATGTATCGACCAGATATAATGCTGTGCCACTTTGCCACCAACTGTTTATATAGCTGGCGTCCTGACTGGCAATGAAAGATACTGGGATCTTCCATCGGCTCATCGTTGCCCAAATATATAAATACCGTCTCCCACTTCGGGAGATATGCTCATTACGGTTCTGGATATCGTTAGTTTCGTAATCCCATTCAGGCTCCAATATTACGTTATCACCAGGAGAAGATGGAAAAATAATCAGACTCATCGACTCATGCTCATTAAATCATTTTGTCGAATCCCGCGTTTGCTCAATGCATCCAGCGCTGGGATAAATTTTCGCGCCATGATTTCCTGCAATGATGATTCGGACATAGTTAATAATGCATCGGCATTAGTGGCATTTTCAAGCACAGAGATATTTACCGTGCCGATTTGAACACTGCCGCCCCCCTCGCCCGACATGAAATTGGTCAGGTCACGATTTTGATTCGGCGATAAAACACGTTCGCCTCTATCGAGTAAGTAGGTCTGTTCTTTTGGTACGGAGTCGAGGCCGCCATGTGCGGCTCCGCCATAGCTCGACCCGGCAATTTTGGAAATTTGCGCGGCACCAGCGGCAGCCATTAATGCAGCAGGGATGATCCCCCAAGGATAACCCCCGGCGCGCTGAAAAGACTGCACTACTGCGCTGGGCAGCGCTGCGGTAGCCTGCGCCAGCGAAAACGCTTTGTTGAGGTTGAACAGAGTTTTGTTCGTGCCCGCGACTGCCGACAAAGTTTCGGCACCCGTTTTGATAGTTGTTTTCAATTTCTCGGCATCAGTCAATTTTTGGAATTGCACCCCTTGTTGTCGGGCTTGTGCTTCCTTCAACGCGCTGGTATCGGCCCAGCTTGATATTAAGCTGAACCGGGATTGCTGATAAGCGGCCTCCATCGCCAAGTCCTGTTCCTGCTGCGTGGTCTTCATTTCCAGGCGCGCAGTAAATGCCGCCATCTCCATCTCCATCATTTTCTGATGGTGATATGCAGCCAGTGTTTCTTCATCCACACCTTTCTGTCGAAAGGCTTCAACCTCCCGTGTTAATTGTGCCTTATAAAATTCTTCATACTGTGTACTGACGGCACCGATTTTTATATAAGCCTCTTCCATCTCTTTCGCGGCCTGCTCCAACGCGGCGGATGTATCGGGGGCAATAATTATCTTTTTTGCCGCTGCTCCCTTTTTTGTGAGCCCATCGAGCCATCGTTGTGCCTCGGCATCGATGTCTCCGAATTTAATACCAAGAGCATCACCGATCATTCCGCCTATTTGCGCGGCCCCCTCTGCAACACCTGTGGCTAGTTTGGCTCCGGCAGCTATGAATTGCCCGCGATATTTTTCAGTGGCTTCTGGGATCCGCTTGAATAATACATCTCCTAAAGTGTCTGCGAGATCTTGACCGGTAAAAAAATCAAATAGTTTCTGGAATGCCCATTCGCCGAGTTCGCGGAATGTTACCCAGATGATCTTAAATATCTCAATCAGCATCGGCCCTAAATTCATCACGAAGTTCGTTGCCGTCTCAAAAAGAATTTGAAACGCCTTCGCTCCACCTTCAATAAATTCGTTGAATCCTTCGGCGGTGAACAAACGCTTGAATGCAGCTATCAACCCTGTAAACACCTGTGATGTGAAGATGTAAAATTTTGCCATGCCTACCAAAGCTGGCTGCGCCCAATCGGCAAGTGTCTCACGCATTGACGCCACCCAGTCCGCGGCTTCACTCACCAGCCCGGTCATCACGGGGGTCCACTCGTTGCCGACGGCCATTGCCACACCGCGCACAGCACCGCCCAACCGCGTCATCTCGTCCCCGAATGCATCCGCATCGGCTGCAGCCTGATCGCTCATGACGAGGCCGAGGAACTGCGCATCGGCAGCGCCCGCCCGCATAGCTTCGCTGCCGTCCTTGAGCATGGGAATTATTTCTTTGAACTGTCGGCCAAAAATCTGTGACCCTGCCGACATAATAATTGCCTGATCGGCACCGTTTTTTAGTTGATCCGCAAAATCGGCTAGTATATCACTGCTTTCTCGTAATGCCCCCGATGAGTCCTTGTAGGAAACCCCGGCACGCTCGAATGATTTGCGCATAGCTTCGTTGCCAGTCGATGCGTCACCCATCGCGCGTTGTGCAAATGCCAGGGATGATGTCAAGCTCCCAAGCTCTACATCACCGATCGCGGCGGTATGCGCAAGGGCGCTCAGTGTCTCGATTGATTCGCCCGTCATCCTGGATAGACGTCTCATTTCCTCTTGCAGCCCGGAGGTATATTTTACCAAGCTGAACATTGCGCTGCCCGCTGCAATTGCCGCTGTGCCGGCGGCGGCAAACGCCCCACCGAGCAATCCCGCTGATTTCGCCACCGAGGACATAACGCCCGTGAATTCGTCTTTAGCTTTTACTAAAAATTGAATCTCATTTACGGCCACGTTTTATTTTCCTTATTTGATCTGCAACCCACTCGCTCGTCAGCAATGCAAATACCTCGACTACAATTGCCGGTTGTTCCAGAAAGCATCCCCCGTCTGGCCATGCCAACATCTGCGCGCATGGGGGTCGGTCCCGTCCGGCAACATGTAACGCATGGCAGCCTTGCCACATTCCGATCCACGCATCCACGCGCAGCCCAGCAACATATGCTAGCTCGCGGTCTCCGAGGTTGAGTCCGGCAAAGCATCGACTGGCTGCGCGGGCGAGTTTCCCGTTTCTGTTTTCCCGAGATTGCTGGCCTCGAATAACGCCTGTGATATCTCGCGTAACAAGGGCAGAAAATATACCTCGTCTTTGATGTCGTCCATCGTCAAAGGATTGCCGTTTGAATCAGTGACGCCGGTCATCTGTTTGACATATACCGGCACGAGGTCCAGGAGCATCTTCCCTCGGATGGTATCATTTTCCTGTTCGCTGGCGAATATATTGTAGGCATCGCCGCGTTTGAGTCGGGCGAATGTCACGGTTATATTATCCCCATCGAAATGAAATATTTTTGTTACTTGCAGTGTGAACTTGCTCATGCGCGTGTCCTCGGATTAATAAATCGGTTGCGTATTCACCAGCGTGATCTGTATCGCAGTTGCGCTAGTCGTGCTGTAGATGCCCTTGGCCGAAAACCCGACTTCAATTTCTTCCGGCCCGCCGGCAGCCGGTGCGAATTCCATATATCGCATCAGCGGACATTTGATCGTCAGGGTTTCATAATATCCAGATTGGATCTCAGTCGTGCCCTTCAGATTTACGATCAGCTCGCGCTCGGCCTGTGACAGGAACTTCTGATACTCGGCCTGGGTGTCGAAGATCATGGTGCCATTGATCGCCGTCGTGCGCGCCCCAGAACGTTTGATGCGGCCAGGCGTTTTAACGAGCCCGACAATATGTTTCGTTTCCAGCCCTTCCTCAATCTCGATTGTCAAATCCCGCAGCCCGGTCTGCGCTGATGTACCGATAGACACTGATGCTACGTCCCAGGTCCAGCCCTGGCCCGCAGGCAGGGACGATGCCATCGATCCAATCTGACTGTACTTGCCGCCGAGAATGTCCACGGCACAACTCAATAACTCGCCGTTAGCGATAGAGAGCGAGAATTTACTGACTGCGGTATCGTAATATAGATGGGCACTGCCGGCATCGGCAGTGTTCTTTACGAACGTCACTGGGCGCTTTGCCGAGAAGATATCAAAGTCGGTTGTGGCCGGTTTATATGTATGAGCCGTGATACCGCTGGACGTGACCGCTGTTGCCTGACCAAAAAACGCTTTCATGATTGCGCCCAGAGATATCGGATTGGCCTCCATTTCCACGCTGCCCGATATTTCATTTACGCCTTCATACATCTGGCCTTCGTCATATCGCCCGGTCATATTTTCCGAAATAATAGTTTCCTTGGTTGCGGCCAGACCTTCGCTCATAAACGGCAGCCAATGAATCGAGTTGGTTAATGCGGTTCCATAGCTGTTTTGAAAACAGATGCCCAATCGAGTGTCTAAACCATAACTCATGATGTTCTCCTAGCCCGTCCGGACTTCCAGGGTTAATGAAATGGTCGCCATCTGAAAGTCCAGTGTGGCGCTTTCGCTCTGTTGATAATCATATTGCACGCTGATCGATGTTACTGCGGCCACGGCATTGCCGAACGTTCTGTCTTCCAATACTACAATTAGGATATTTTTGACCAGCAGTTCCAGTTCGTCTTCTGTCTCCTCGCCGCCGGAGGGGTCACTAACTTGCGCCGCGATATCTATGCGGACAATCGCGCGCCAGGCCGTTGTTGATCCTCCCAATGTGCGCGGATCATAATCAACGCCAACTCGGTAAACACCGATCCACGGTGTATTGGCTGGGTCAGTGTTTATGTATTCACCGCGCACTACATCGCGCACATTCAGCAACAGCGGATGTCCGGATAGCCTGCTGACCATTGCGGCGGTAATGTCAGATACATTGATCATTTCTTGATGGCCATCTTGATGTGTTGGTCGAATATTTCCTTCAGCTCGGGCGCGACTTCTTTGTTGTACGGCAGCAATCTTCGCGCGGGAACGTTGCCCAGCCCTTTATCGTGCTTTTTCGCTCTCGGCAGCCGCGATCCAATCCCCGCGTTATCATTGCTGTAGAATGGCAGAAAACTGCGCTGCATCTCGCGCGTATCGACCAGCAACATCGGTTTGCTGGCGCGCTTAGGATCATTAGCGGCCATACTGCGGAGCGTGCTCGACGCAAAGGGCGCCCACCCGCCTACATTACCGCCTTGTGTTTTAAAATTCTTCTGCACCCATTGGTCCAGATAAATCGAGCATTTCTTGTATGCGGGGCGCATATCATTTAACGCCGCCGCTTTGCGTTTCAATGCGGCGGCCAGTTGTTTGGCGCCTTTAATCTCCCATTTGATCATAGCCGCGCATCCGCGTTATCAAGCAATTCCTCGCTGCTGACCATCCAAGTGATAGGGTCGCTCTTGTCGAATACCGGCGTATAGTCCTGCGTGGTACTCCATATAGTGCCGCCGACACTATGCATTATACTGCCATCACTTGTCATCATGGCGGCCTGGCCTGACAATAGTGCCTCAATACGCCCGTTTACATGATCATCAATCGCGTCCGCTTTTGCCGGATCGCTGAACCGATACCATTTTGCATAGGTCGTGTCGATAGTCAAATCTTTAGCCGTGATATTATTACTGCTGAACGGTACGGTAAACATCGATGCAAGCCGTCCTTCCACTTCGGCTATCGCATATAGCACATAGTTGGTGTTGACCTCAGTCGCATCCCTGGCCTTCGCCAATGCCGGGTAGCGCCCGACAACATCCTCCCAGTTTATTATGGCCATTAATCCACATCCTCAAGGACGGCGGCAAATTTGATCCGCCGTTTATAGGGATACGTATCCACTGTTGCTAATGTTTGAGCGATATAGTATCCGGCGGAATCGGGTAACGTGTGCAATGAGTAATAATGTCCATTACCCGAACTGCTCATTGTAACCGAGCTTACAATCGTCTCCGATCCGCTGATTATCGTGCCAGAGATAACAGTGGGCGTTACGCCCGAATTGATCCAGGAAAGCTTTATGGTATCGCCGATCAAAAATCTGTCCAATGCCATTAGTGTATACTCATCGTCATCGCGGGATCACGATTTATTGATACTTGTATTGATGCCGCTGTTGCCATGCGCATTATTATCGCGATCGCCTCATTTACAATCGTGACAGGGTTGACCTGCGCATCGCTGGAATCCGCTATATCTATCGTGGCAGTCAGTGCTCTAATCAATAATGCGGAGCGTAATATCTGCGAATAGATATCAACGGCGTCTGACAAACCATGCGTATAGATAGCCGTTCGTAACTGCTCATCGGTAGCCAGGATAACAGATATCAGCTCGCGGGCCATGTATCCGGTACGTTCACCGGTATCCGATACAAATGCATCATCCTGTACATAGCGGCGCAATGATCGGATAAATATAGCGTTGTCCGAGGCGCTTGTGATATCCGACAATATACGGTCGTATATTACAGCGCCGTATGGGTAAACTATTGCCGCGATAGAATCGATGATTGATAAAACATCCGACAATGATCTGGTTGCAAATGCTGATCTTGTCAGTTGATCGGATGCGGCAATATTATCTACTAATGATCTGCTGACAATAATCTGCCCGCTGATAATTTGCTGAATTAAACCATCAATGATATCCGCTAGATCGGTTGCGCTGCGCGTTAGATGCGCATACCGTGCCGGAGCATCGGTCGCAGTCACGGCATCCGCTAAACTGCGTGTGATAATAGTCCCCCCTGTACTGAAAGTCTGTTCGTAAAAACCAACCCCAGGCATGGTGATATGTTTAGTAGTAGTTTCCTCTACGAAACCGACACCTGGAACTGTAATCATCTTACTCATGTCAGGTTACCGTTATCCGTGGGTCAAAATGCATCACCTTTCCAACTTCATACGCAGCCAGATAGATCGTTGCTTCTACAATACATGGTTCGTTTACTGTTACGGTAGCTGCGAACTTCACTGATCTAGCCCCGGCGGGTTCTCCGGTCCAGTTAGCAAGTCCGGTCCCTGCGGGCAATGCCGTGCCTGCGCTGCTCAGATCCGTATTGTGCGTATGCACGCACGTCCACGCTGTAGTATTTGCCACGGTAATTACGCGAAATTCAGCCCACGCCTGCGTATCAGTCAACGCGGTTGTAAAATTCTCAACGGCCTCGACCGTTAATGTTTTGCTCCCCGTGGTTGCGATATAGATTCGGGCTGT